GCAGAAGAACTCATGGGTGGCGGCCAATTACGACCGCATCCTGATCGGCAACGCGCTCGGCAACTACGCCAACACGTTCTCGGGCGCGATGGGCAACATCGACAGCCCGACCGACAAGATGAGCGCCGCTGTCGGCTCGCTGGCAAAGAGCCTCGCGAAACAGTCCGGCGTCGATCCGGCCAACCCCGGCGTCTACAACGGCAGGCCTAAGATCACGCCGTGGGAGATCGAGGAACTGGATCAGGAAATGTATGTCTGCTTCTTAGGCGACCGTTCGTTCGCCTCGTTGCAGGCCGATCCGACCATGTATCAGGCCAACCGCGACGCCAGAGCCCGCGAAGGCAACGCCACCACCACCAACCCGATCTTCACGGGTGGCGCGCTGCTCTACGACGGCATCCTCTACAAGAACATTCCGGAGATCACGCAGCGCCTGATCCTCAAGAATGTCGGCTCAGTCGCCAACGTCGATGTCGAACCGTACTTCCTGTGCGGTCAGGCGGCGATGGGTTACGCGGTGGGCCAGATGCCGCGCCCGACCACCCTGGAAGACGGTGACTACGACTTCATCACCGGCCTTGGCATCGAAGCCCAATATGGCACCGCCAAGATCGCCAAGGCCCCGCAGGCGTCCTCGCTCGCACCCGCGTCCGATCTCGGCACGCTGGTCGATTGGGGCATGGTGACCGGCTTCGTCGCCGCGCCGACGCCCGCCTAAATCCAGCAACTGGATTTTCGACAACCGGCGGCGCGGAATAACCCGCGCCGCCACCTCCACCGCCCGGAAAGGGAAACGTCATGGCTTATCGAAAAGATTGGGGCCAGCCGCAGGCTGGCCAGCAGGGCTTTGCCCGCACGATGAAAGTGTTTGGCCGTTCCGTAAACATCAACGCCACCGAACTCGCCACCATCAACAACATCGTCGGCGCGATGATGGTGCCCGCAGGTTTCACGCTGACGGACTTTTTGGCGACCACGGTGCCGGACCTCGACACCGGGGCTGCGCTGACGCTGTCGATTGGCGATGCGCTGTCGCCGACGCGGCTGCTCAACGCCTCGACCATCGGTCAGGCCGGTGGCGCGATGCCAGCTTTGGCCGCGACCGGCTTCCTGTACCGCTTTCCGACCGACACCGAAATCATCATCACTGCCACGGCGGCGGCGGCGGGCGGCATCGCGGCGGCGTGGCCGCTCTACCTCCGTGGCTTCATGCAGTAGGAGGGTTCGATGGTCTATCGACGCGATTGGGGCCAGCCGCAACCGGGCGGCATGGGCTTCATGCGAACGGCCAAAGCCTACGGCCGCAAGGTGAACCTCGCCGCCATCGACGTGCAGGCCGGTGGCGGCCCGATTGGCATGTTCAAGCTGCCGCCGTTCTTCTTGGTGCTGGGAGCCTACGGCAACTGCGCCAAACTCGACACCGGCACGGTGGCGCTGACCTTCAACATCGGCGATCCCGCCAGCGCCAACCGCTTTGCAGCGGCTTCCACCATCGGCCAAGCCGGTGGGGCCATCACCACCTTGGCGGCAACCGGCTTCGCGTTCCCGACCTATGTGGAGACCGAAGTCATGTTCCAAGTGGCAACCGCAGCCAACGTCGCCGCCGCAGGCATCCTCGAATATTACCTGTGGGGCGTCAATTTCGCCTGATTTAACAATGCCCCGTTTCCCATGAAACAGAAGGACAGCGACGATGACGCAAAAACTGACAGTGATCTACAACGCCCCTCCCGGCGACAGCAAGGTGCTGGAAATGCACGGCCACACCTTCTTTGACGGCAAGGCGGAGGAAGTCGAAGTCTCCGACGAGGTGGCGGAAAAGATCAAGAAGAACCCGGTGTTCGCGCCGGGCGGGCACAAGAAGGAGAAGGAACCCGACCACGACGACGATCACGGCAAAAAGCACAAATAGGGGATAGGGGCGGGGAGTGCGCCAACCATAGCACTTTCCGCCCCGCTTTGATATGGCGCTGACCCACACGTCCGAAGAACTGATCAACAAGACGGCGGCGATCCTCGGCAAATTCGTGCCGGGTGAAGCACTGGGCGCGGTCGAGCACGACACCATCGACCGCTGCATCGATGACGTGCTGACGGAATTGTCCAAGATCGTCGCCATCACCGACCGCAACGCGATCCCGAACCTGTATTTCGAAACGGTGGCGCGCATGCTGTCGATCTACGCGGCGGCGGAGTTTTCCAACGCGCCGCTCGATCTTGCCGCCATCAACAATCACGAACAGCGCCTGCGCTATCTGATCGCGGGCACCCCGACCTACGAAATTCTTAGCACGAATTATTTCTGATGCCGGACGTACCCTTCCCCCTGCTCGACGCGCCGGGCCGCCAGCCGCAGGCCGCAGGCGGTCGCCTGATCAACTGCTATCCGGAGAAGTTACCGGCGACCGCTGGCAAGCCATATGCCTACTGGCGCACGCCGGGACTAAAGCCATGGGGCACGTCGGGCGGTACCAACTATCGCGGCGCGCTGCTGGTCGGCGGCACGCTCTATGTCGTCATCAACAACACGGTTTACAGCTATCCATCCGGGGGCGGTGCGGGCACCGCGTTGACCGGCGCATTGCCGGGCACGCTGCCGGTGACGATGGCGCGCAACAACAAGGCGACGCCCGACATCGTTATTGTCGCCCCCGGTGACGGCGCGTTCGTGGTCGCCGCTGGCGCGGTGTCGTCCTATCCCGACACCGATGTCGGGCAACCCAACGCGGTGGTGTTCCATCGGGGGTTTTTCATCTTCACCTATGGCAACGGGCAGACCATCTCGTCCGACGTTAACTCCACCAACATCACCGCCACCAACTTCGCCACCGCCGAAAGCAAGCCCGACACGCTCTATCGTCCGATCCCGCTCGGCAACGGGCAGTTGCTGTTGTGTGGCTCGAATTCGATTGAAGTGTGGGGCGGGCTCAACACATCGGCCTATCCGTTCAACTACGTCTCGACCATCGCGCGCGGCATCGTCGGTCCTTATGCAATTGCCGGGCATGACGATGGTTTCGGCAAGGGGATATTTTTCGTCGGCGACGATTTCAAGGTCTCGACCCTCACCGGCTACACGCCGACGCCGATCTCGACGCCCGATCTCGACCTGTTGATTGAGGCCGAACCCGACAAGAGCCTGATCTATCTGTCGGTCTATGTCAGTCAGGGCCATGGCGTGGTGGTGGTGCAAGGCCCTTTGTGGTGCTGGGAATACGACACCACCTTGCAGACGTGGCACGAACGAAAATCACACCTGCAACAATACTGGCGCGGGCTGTTTCCGGTGGCGGCTTTCGGCAAATGGATTTGCGGCGACAAGAAAAGCGGCAATCTGGCCGTGATCGACGGCCTCACCAATACCGAATTCGGCGATCCCCTGCTGATCCGGATCGAGACCGGACCCTTGGGTGCGTTCCCGCAGGCGATCCGCATCAACGGCCTTGAACTCTATCTGACCAAGGGGGTCGGGCGTGCGACCGGGGCCGATCCCTTGGAGACCGATCCGGATATTTCGATCTCGATCTCGCGCGACGGCGGTCAGGTGTGGAGCAATCCGCGCGTGGTCAAGATCGGCAAGCAATCGCTGACCGATCAGCGGGTACGATCTGCAATTTGGGGACAGGCGCAAAATCAGGGCGTGCGCTGGCGCGTGCAGGAAAGCGCGCCGCTGTCGTTCGCCTTCATGGGGGCGGACATGCAAGTGGACACACTGCGATGACGCGGATCACGCTGCCCGCGCAGGACGTTGATATCGACACGCCGACCGGCGTTGACCCGATCTGGTACGAAAAACTGCAACAACTGACCGCGTTCGCCAACCTGTTCTCGGAGATCGATTTCAACGCGATGACGACCGGACAGGTGTTGATCTGGAACCAGACCACCAAGAAATTCCTACCCGGAGCAAACTGATGGCCGGTTTTTTTGACACGCTATTCGGCGGTGGTGCCGAACGTGAAGCCGCCGACAAAAACCGCGCACTCACGGGACAATACGGCACCCAAGCGCAGGACTACCTCACCAGCGGCTACAACACGGGCGTCGGCGATCTCAACCAAGCCATTGGGGCCTACCAGCCGCTGTCCGATCTCGCCGCCAAGTACGGCAAGGGCACCGATCTTTATTTGGGTGCGCTCGGCGTCAACGGACCCGACGCCGCGCGGCAGGCACAGTCGCAATTTGTCACCACGCCCGGCTATGCGTTGTCGCAGACCGCTGGCGAGGAAGCGATCAACCGGGCGCGCGCCAACACCGGCATGCAGTTAAGTGGCAACACGCTGCAAGACCTGCAAACCTTCGGCCAGAACAACCTCTACCAGACCCAGTATGCGCCATGGATGGCCGGACTTTCGGGCATCAATCAGAACGCGCTGACGGCAACCGCAGGCGCGGCGCAGGGGCAGGCGGGCGGCTACACCAACCTCGCCAATCTCGCCAAGGGCTATGCCAGCGATCAGACCGGTGTTGCGGGCAACGTCTTGAGCGGCAACGTCAACGCCAACAATCTGCAAGCCGCAGGCGAGGCCTCGGGGGCCAAGAACCTGTTGGGAGCCGGGCTGTCGTTGGCGACGCTAGCGATGGGCATCCCCAACATTCCCGGCAGTTCGTTGCTCGGCCAAGGGCTCGGCAACGCGCTGGGCGGCTCCTACGGCGGAACGGCGGCACAACCGTTGGCTGGCCTCAACGCTTCGGACTACGAGCCGGGTGTCGCGGGCTGGCGTGAGACTTACGGGGTGGCGTGATGGCGATTGAGCCGATCAATTATGCCCCCGTTGCCGCGCCGACGCCGGTTGATTTTTCGCCGCTGGCGCGGCTCGGCCAGAGTTTGCAAAAGCCGGAAGAAGAACCGGCGAGCGAATTGGCGAGCCTCGGGCGACAATATGCAACAGGACAGGCACCGACAGGCGGCACCGACGCCTACGGTCGCGCGATTTCCGGTATCGAAAGCGGCGGGCGCTACGATCTGTTGGGGCCGGTGACCAAGACCGGCGACCGCGCCTATGGCAAGTATCAGGTGATGGGATCGAACGTTCCGGAATGGACGCGCGCAGCGCTTGGCCGGGCGATGACGCCGCAGGAGTTTCTCGCCGACACCAGCGCACAGGATGCCGTTTTCCAGCACCGCTTCGGCAGCTACGTCCAGAAATATGGACCGGGCGGCGCGGCGCGGGCGTGGTTTGCCGGTGAAGGCGGCATGAACAATCCCGGTGCCACGGATCAACTCGGAACGTCGGTCGCCGACTACGAGCGGCGCTTCAACGCAGGGCTACGCTGATGGTCAACCCGATCTCATTCCCGACACCGCAGGCCTACAGCGCAGGCGCGGATTTCACGCCGCTAGCCAACCTCGGCAACGTCTACCAGAAAGCGCAGGAGCAGGCGCGGCAACAGGAAGTGCTCAGTCAACTGGGACCGGACCCGGCGGCCAACGCACAACTATTGACGACATCCGGTATCCTGCCGCTGGCGCAACTCGGCTTGAACATGGAGGACAAGTCGGTCACCCGGCAGCGCGAGGACGTGGCGAACGCGCAGGCGCAGAGCAACTGGCAAGCGCAACAGGCGATCCGGGCGGCGCAGGAAAAGCGCGCGCAGGGCAATTATGAGAAGGCGCAGGAGGACGAGGACGCCGCCGCCAAGCTGATGGCCGGGCTTGCAGTGCCCGGTCGCACCGCTGCGCCTGCCGCGCCCGCCGATGTCTTTTCGCGCGGTGCGCCGTCGATTGCGCCGTCTCAACTCACGTCGCCAGCCGATGCCGCTACATCGCCGATTGCGCCAAGTCAGTTGGAGGCGACCGGCGCGGCAACGCTGCCGGATCGCATCGCCAGCAATCTGGTTTCGGGACAACCGGCCGCCGCCGCTGGCATCAGCCGGGAGCAGATCGCGGAGCTATACCGCAATCCGATCACGCGACCGATAGCGACGGCGTTTCTGCAAAAGCAGATGGACCCCGGCAAGTGGACCTACCACGTCGATAACGACACCGGCCGGGTGATTGCCACCAACGCCAACGATCCAAGCCAGACCAAGGATGTCACGCCGGGCACTGCGGCGGGTGTGCCGGTTGCGAGCAAGCAAGAACGTGAGGTGCAGGGCTATATCAAGGCGGGCAAGGCGCTCGGGATGACCGACGAGCAGGCGGCGGCGTATGCGGCCAACAAGGGCAAGACGCCTAGTCAGGATTTGCGGCCCACCGAAGAAAAAATGGTGAATGAACTTGCTGACAAGGCGAGTGCCGGACAGACCGTCATCGACAACATCGAAACCCTCAAAAAATTGTCGCCCAAATCGTGGTCCGGAATGCTGGCGCATGAGCGGGCCGCGCTCGCACAAAAGATATTGCCAGATGCGTTTGTTCCACAGGGTGCGATCAACACCGAACAGTTGCGCAACCTCACAATCCAGAACGTCGCGGCCCAAGCCAAGGCGGTGTTTGGCGCGCGGCCCGCCGTCTACGAAACCAAGCTGTTGCAGGAACTGGAAACGCTGCCGGAACAATCCGACGCTGCCCGGCAGGCGATCTATCAGCAGTTGGGCGACATGATGAAGAAGAAGGTCGCGGAACACACTGCGCGAGCGGAAGCGATCCGCAACAAGACTTTCTTCAAGCCGGGCGGCGGTGCGCCAGCCGCGCCAACGGCAGGCGCGGCTGAT